ACTCAGCTTGTTATGACTACTGCTGATGACCATTTGAGGTCTGTTAGTGAGAACGATGATGGTGATTCAGATGCAGAGACTTACAACTTAACCCTAACAGGTGGTAACATTACTATTTCTAATAATATGACATTCCTAACACCTGAAACTTTAGGTGTAGTTAACCAGCCTTTGGGCCACGTAACTGGGACTCGTACAATTGGCGGAAGTTTCACTTGCTACTTGAATTCTACTGCTGATTCTAGCATGGATCTATTCGAACGCATTATTGAAGATAGTGATACTATTACTAATAAGTTCGATCTGAGCTTTAAAGTGGGCGGAGCAAGTTCCGTACCTCGTATTGAGTTCGATATGGCAGCTTGCCACCTAGAAGTACCAACACATTCTATTGATGACGTAATCTCTTTAGAAGTTAATTTCCACGCTCTTGGCACGGATATTAGCTCTACTGATGAGATAGCAATCAAGTATATAGGTGCTTAAAAAAAGTTCTTGACATACAATGTCTTTTGGACTATACTATGTTAATAGAAAAGGTAAAGGGGTTCTTTCTGAGCCCCTTTTGCTATCCGGAGAAGTATGGCTACTTACAATTTCAAGAATGACGCAGAGGTTTATATTGTACATGGTTCAGATACAGTTAGGCTGGATGTTACAGGAGAAATAAGTTTTAGCCAGACTTTTACGGATAAAACTTATCCAAAGAAAACTTTGCAAGAGCAACATAAACTGCACGAAGCCTCCAGCATAACTAAGGCCAATCCTGCAAGTTTTGAATTCACAATACCTGCTCTTACTCAAAATACTTTAGATAAGGTATTTAACTTATTAGTAGACTTTAAAGCAGGTACTAGTACTTTAGATACTTTTGACTTATATATAAAAGTACCGAACGACGTTTTTAAGCTTGAAACTTGTGTTATAACTAATGGGACATTCATAATTGAGAAATTACAGAATCTCAAGTTGGGCATTCAAGGTCAGGCGTCTAAGCTTACAAGAGGAGCATCTATAAGCACTGTTGCTAGAGGTACACGTACCGAGCAGCTTGTAGACTACCTTTTAGTATCCGTAGATGGTTTATCCCTTACTGAAGGGATATACAAAGTTGCGATAGAACTCCAAAACGATATTAAGTGGGTTCCATACGAAACTATCCATAATGCATTAGGAGTTACTAACGCTGCAACCTCTATGTACCCTTCTAAATTCACACTAGAGAAAAGAACTCTTTCAGGTTCTGTAGGTCAATATATTGCTAACACAGCTTTTAATGTTGACGTGCAAACTTGGGGCATAGGTGTCGCACTTGTAATAAAAGCAGGTGCTAGCGCAACTTTAGGTTTTCAAGTAAGCCTAGCCGATGCAAGTTTTACTAACAGAGCTGGTGTTGAAGACGTATTTACTCAAACATATGATTGGAAGATGAATGACAATCCTACCGCCCTCGGCGCTAGTTTACTTAAATTTAATAATATATAAGGAATAACAATGGATCTTAAAAAATTAATGGTTGACACTAAAGCAGTCTGGGTAGAGTTTCCAGGACTGCCAGGCTTTGAAGTAGAAGTAGCCAACCTTTCACGAAAAGAATTGACAGGACTTCGTAAAAAATGCACTACTAAGAAGTTTGATCGTAAAACCAGACAAGCTGTAGAAGACTTGGACGAAGAGAAGTTCATTGTAGAGTTTACAAAATCAGTAGTAAAAAACTGGAAAGGACTAACTCTTGCTCATCTAGAGACTTTAATCCTAGTAGATATTGAAGGTCAAGACCCTTCTCAAGAGCTAGACTACAGTATAGACAATGCCGAGACTTTAGTCTCTTCTTCTTCTGAGTTTGATACCTGGCTTAATGAGGTAGTCTTTGATCTAGATAACTTTCGTACAAGACCAGAGAGAGGAGATGCTAGCCCGGCTGGAGAGGTACTTCAAGAATAATGAATCTAAGATGACGCGAGAGCGTTATTTTAAGATGTGCGAGCAGTTAGAGAAAGAACCTGAAGAAGACGAAATTCCTCCTGATTGGGAGGACTTTCCAGAGATAGTAATACAAGCCATAACTACCTTCCAAAGTTTAGGAGATAGAGTATACCCTGAAATAGGGTATATGGGAAAAGATTTTACTAACTTGCCTTTCTATATGGATATACACGGTATAGAGGATAAAGAATTATTTTTAGAGATTCTAACTTACCTAGAATCAAGGGCTATCAAAGACTCTCAGGCGCAGCTTAAAAGAGAGATGGATAAGCTAAAGAGAAAACACTAGTGGCTGATAAAATTACGGTAACGTACAAAGTTAACGAAGACGGTAGCTTAGAGAAGCTTGCCGTTAAAGCAAAGAAAGCCGCTAAAGAAACAGACGGTTTAGGCAATTCCCAAGAAAAACTTAATAAGAAGAAAAATAGGTACAATCGTCAAGAAAAGGGCGTTGGAGCCCTTACTTCTAATAGTACAAAAGCGTTTTCCAAACAAGCTCAAACTGTTGGAGGCACTTTAGTACCTGCATACGCAACTTTAGCTGCGAATGTTTTTGCCATTACTGCTGCATTTGGGGTCTTACAAAGAGCCGGAGGTATTCAAAAGCTAGGAGAAGGCTTGACTTTTACAGGTAGAGCTGCAGGCCAGAACTTACCTTATATCGCAGATAGGTTGAAAGAGATTACAGGAGCAGCAGTTTCCACAGCAGATGCTATGAAATCCGTAGCAGTAGGTATCTCAGCAGGGTTTAGCCAAGGTCAGATGGAAGGCTTGACTAGAGTAGCAAAAGGAGCCTCCTTAGCCTTGGGTCGGGATATGACGGATGCTATGGATCGTTTAACCCGTGGTGCAGCGAAACTAGAGCCAGAGATCTTAGATGAGCTAGGTATACTAGTGCGACTCGATGAAGTATCTCAAGACTATGCCGCATCTGTAGGCAAGTCCGTAACTGAGTTAAGTAGCTTTGAAAAAAGAATGGCCTTTACGAATGCCATTATAGATCAAGGTACAAAAAAATTCGGTAATCTATCTAAAGCTATAGATGAAAATCCTTATAATAAATTATCTGCAAGTTTTGCAGACTTGACTCAAACTCTTCTAGCTGGTCTGTCCACCGCTCTAAACCCTTTAGTTTCTTTACTAGCATCTTCTCCTACAGCCCTATTAAGTATACTGATATTATTTGGAGCTACAATACTTAAGCAATTAGTGCCCGCTATGGATATAGTTATCGGCCGTCAAAAAGCTTTGGCAACGGCAGCAGCAGTTTCGGCTCAAAAAGCTTCAAAAGTTATATCCAAAGAATATACAAACGCAGTAGCAAGCGTAAGCAAAGCATTTAAAACGGTACCTCCTAGTGTTAAAAAAATGGAAAAAGAGATAAGATCAGGAACTTTAAGTACTAAACAGCTAAAAGAAGCCGTAACTAATTTAGCTAAATCAGAGAAACTAAGATCAGTTGCTAATAAGAAAGCAGGAAAACTATTATCTGTAAACAAAAAGAGAGAGCTTGCAGAAATAAGAATGTTACAAGTAGAAATGTTAAAACTTCAGTCGATAGAAAAAAATAGAATGGTTACTTCGGGTGCAGGACAAAGAGCCTCTGGTAAGTCTACTGCATCTGGTTTAACTGGAAGAGGTCTGAATGAGATTAGTAATTCTACTACGATTATGGGAGGTTTTGGTAAAGCTGCAAAGTACTCCGGTCTACAGATGGCCAACCTAGGAAAAACATCAGGCATATTTAATAAAATTGCAGTAGGAGCTAGAGCGGCTACAGGAGCTGTTACTCTTTTTGGCACTGCAGCTTTAAATGCAATACCTATTATTGGTCAAGTCTTGTTCATAGGCTCTTTATTATATCCTCTTTTTGAAAAATTCTTCTCAACACCAACAACTTTAGTGTCTAAAACTATGGAAGGCATAACCGAAAGAATGGAAGAGTTGAATAATGTTACAGCTCAAATGGCCACAACCTACTTAGAAGCCACTACTAATGCCGAGAGATTTTTTACTGTTTTAAACGCGTCTACTGGAGTAACTCAACAGATAAATGATTCTTTATTTGAGTTAGTGCAAGTACAGCAAGCTATGAAAGTAACGAAACTAGTAGAAGCTAGAAAAAAGCTATACGCTGCTGAGACGACGCGAGCTAAGGTTGCTAAAGGCGAACAGGCCTCGGAGATGAGTTGGCTTGAAAAATATATCTTGATGACGTCGAATGTAAATGGAATATCAACAGCACAACTTAATATACAGCAGAAGAATATTAAAGCCACAGCAAAAGGCGCCTTTGAGACACAAAAAGTAATAGAAGCAGAGAAAGAGTTACAAGCTATTCAAAATTCCTCTGCTATATCCACTTTAGAAACAAAAGAAGGTATGATAGAAATACTATCTAGAGAGGTAGCAGTTTATGAAACCATGAAGGGCGTAGTATTTGAGAATACCGAAGAAGTAGCACTTTTGAATACAAAAATATCGGCTACTGCAGGTTTCTTATCGGACTTAGAAAAAGGAATGGACCCTGAAACCGTTTTGAGCAACTTTAGAGCTTACAACATAGAGCAACAAAATATTTCAAATTCTGCCAAAGCGGCGGCACAACATGTAGCCAATTTAGTTGGTGTTTTTGCGAAAGGTGAAAAATCCACTGGAGATTTTTCTGGTTATACGAATGATTTAACTGCAGCTCTTAAAGACATGCAAGGGGGTATTGATTTTGATGCTATTATTAAAAAATATAGTCAAATTTTCAAACTCTTTAATATACCAGAGGGAGATGTTGCAGGTTTAAAGGCACTAAATAAGGAGTTATTACTTTTAGATGCAATTACAGCAGGCATGGAAGTTACAAAAGCTACTCACGCTTCGACAGAGGGAATGTATGAAATGGCCGGATTAGAAGTCGCGGCAAGCATGACTCGTCAAAGCTCTTTAAATACAGAATTACTTTTAGCAAAGGCTATGGCAGACAAGTATGATAGTCTAGGCTTATCTCTAGAAGCTACTAAAGAAGAAGCAAAAATAGAGGGCCTAAAGTTAAGCTTACTAAAAGAGCAAGAAAAGGAAAGACAAAACAGAGTAGACAATGCTACCAGAATCTCTGGAGGTCAAATGGGGGCGTCCTTGGATGCATCCTCTTCAATTCAGGCAAACGCCGATTTGTACAATAATAGCGAAGACGTGAGCACTAGTGAAAAATTTAAAATGATGGGCGAATCCATGAAAGGTATGATGGACCAAGCAAAACAGCTAGGCCCTGAAGGAGAGCTTATAGCTGCTGTATCTGCAGGGGCTTTTACAATGGCAGAGGCACTGTCGACTGCTTTTGACCAAATAAAAGAAAAGGAATTTGGTTTAGCAGAAGGCCTACAGCTTGCTTCCGCAGGAGTAGCTGCTTTAGGGAATATGCAACAGGCACAAGCAAAAGCAGCGGTAGCAGGCATAGATAGTGAAATTAACGCAGAAAAGAGAAGAGACGGTAAATCCGCAGGAAGCCTTGCAAAAATTGCTGCTATGGAGAAGAAAAAGGATAAAATAAAAAGAAAAGCTTTTGAGCAAAATAAGAAAATGCAAATGGCTCAAGTTGTTATGTCTACTGCGAATGCTATTATGTCAGCGGTAAGTGCACCACCAGGACTACCTTGGACTGCTGTTTTTGGAGCCGCTGCTGCTGCTCTGGGTGCTGCACAGTTATCTGCAATCTCTTCTTCTTCGTATCAAGGTGGTGCAGGTTCAGCACCTTCAGCAGGTTCAGCACCCTCTGCTCTTACCATGGGCGAGCGAAGTAACACAGTAGACCTCGCAAAAGGTAACAATGCCGGAGGCGAACTATCCTACATGAGAGGAGCTCAAGGGCAGGGACAAGCTACAAACTTTAAACCTACTTCAGCTTTTTCTGGTTACAAAAACAGAGCAGCCGGTGGTTATATTGTCGGAGAACAAGGGCCAGAAGTATTCATGCCAGACGTACCAGGTGAAATTATAGCCTCAGGAAAAGGTACTGGCGCACCCACAAATGTAAGCTTCAACATTCAGGCCGTAGATGCCGCAGGCGTTGAAGAAGTACTAATAGCACAGAAAGGACATATTATAAGAATGATAAGAGAAGCAGCTAACGAACATGGAGAGTTTTTCCTTGAAGGAGTATCTGATGAGGCGTATTCAGCATGACCATTACTTACCAAAATCGCTTACCCGACCCTAGCACTGCCATAGGCAATGCCGGACAAGTAGGAGGCACTGCAGGCCCGGGCTTTGCAAGCATGCAGTTAACCTCTTCCTCCCCTGTTATGCAGACTCGTACTAACTCAGGAAGGTTAGTATCCAGGTCTGTAGTAGGACATAAGTGGAGCGTAGCTATAAAATATAATCCCATGACTCGCGAAGAATTCGAGCCAATCCAGAACTTTTTGCTTAATACTAGAGGAGGGCTTAAAGCTTTCTTTATTTCTCTACCTCAGAACAACGTACCCCAGAATGCTGCGTTTGCTACATATGCTGCATCTAATTTAACTGCACTCCGAACAAACACTGAAGCGGCGGGTAATCTTATACCAGGAAACGCATATAAAATAAATACACTTGGAACCACTAACTTTGTTTCAGTAGGTGCTGAAACTAATACTATAGGTACTGTATTTACAGCTACAGGACCAGCAGCAGGCTCCGGTATAGTCATAGCAACAGCAGGTACTACGTCTATTATGGTAGATGGTTTCGGCAGTACAATCGGTAGAGACCCTCGACCTGGAGACATGTTTACTATATCAGATACGAATGATACAAGTCACTTAAAAATGTACAAAGTTACTCAAGTTGAAACAAATACTGTATATAATAGCACACGGCCTGCAGAAACTGAACGTATAATTCATTTTATGCCGGGGCTTCAAAAGCAGACATTAAACAATGTTGTACTTAACTTCCACAACCCTTTGATGAGAGTAGTGCTAGCTTCAGATGTTCAACAATACGACTTAAATACTAATAATTTATACTCTTTTTCTTTAAAGCTTGAGGAGGCTCAATCATAATGACAATTCGTGACATAGACAGAAGGCTAAGAAATCTAGACAGCAGCGACACAACAACGCCCACTCCTTTATCAGACTCTTTACTTGAGAATGTTACGTTTAATTACGCTCATCTTGTAAAGTTTGAAAGACCTACAACAGTCTCCATAAAAGGAAAAACCTCTAGAAAGGCTAATACATATTCTTATATAACAGACAGTGCTTTTGATGTTGAATGGGATGACTTATCTATTGATGCTGGAGGTACAGCTAATGGCACTCAAAACTACCACGCTAATAAAGTTTCTAAAGTAGGTTCTGTAACTGAAACTACTGAGGCAAAGTCTACAAATATGTCCCTGTCGTTAGATGCTTCAGGTCTTGGAGCCTCCGCTACCTCCTTAGATTTGTGGCTTAGTGCTACCGAAATACATGCTGCTGTAGGTATTGATCTAAGAGAAGAGGGCTTTAGAGAAGGCGATAAAATACATATCACTACTAGTAATGGCAATATAAACACCGGAGGAGGTATATATGTAACTATAGATACCTTTAAGTCTAATGGTAATCATATTACTTATACACTGGCTCAAACAGCTTCTATAACTACAGGAACCGCTATGGGGTCGTACAAAATCTCTCTAGCAGCCGAAGAGATAAATGCTTTAGTTATAAATAAAGATACTACAGCCTATAAGACTTACCTTAATAGAGAAGTGTTTATATATAAGGCGCACTTAGACTCTGATACGAATGCAATTATAGGAGACCCTTATCTACTTTTCAAAGGTATAATCTCAAACGGTCAAATAAAAGAATCACCTGATAAAAGCTCTACAGTAACTTGGGGCTTATCAAGCCATTGGGGGGACTTTCAAAGAGTAGCAGGAAGATTAACAATTGATGAAAGCCATAGATCTTTAGATGGCGCTGGCAACTCTGACGCAAATAATACTTTAAGACCTGAGTATGCAGGCGACCTAGGCTTTGCTCATGCGAACCAAGCTTTAAATGTTATGGCATTGTACAATGATGTGGAAATAAGCTACAAACAAGTAGATATTAATGGTGGATGGCCTGGAGGTAAAAGACTAAAAGAGGTTGAAACTACAGTTCAAAAACGTGTAGATTTATCTTTTAATTTGTCTCCTAAGTACTTACCTGTTATTTATGGAGTACAGAAAACAGACGCTATACCTATATTTGTAGATACTGATCAAGCTGATGCTTCAAAACTTACTGTAGTGTACGCAATTTGTGAAGGACCTATCTCTGGCTTGTTCGATATATATATTGATGGCAATAGTAGTATTTGTGTAGATCAAGCTGACTTTGATGCAAGATCCACCGCAAGCCCCGCCGTAGATCTTGTTTGTAGAGGTCGAATGGATAGAGGAGATACTTTTAGAGGGCACCATCTAACAAGTTCTACTATAACAATTATGGGCGGTAGTTATGAACTTTGGGGTGCATTTGGTGCGGACTTTGACGCGGCCGTAGAGGCATATCAGCAGAGCGAGTACTATCAAACAAGTATTCAGACTAATGCTACTGCTGTTGATGCAGATACAGGAATGCTTCATGAACAAACTCATACGATTACTTCTCCCCTAACAGCTAACTTTCAAATACATGTAGGTAAGCCAGATCAGCAAGCTAACCCTCGTATGGTAGCTAAAGCAAATGCAAACGGTTTTAAAATACAAAATAGTTACTATACTGATACAGACCCTTATTGGGGTGCGCAGCACAGGTTGCTAGATACTGCTTATGTTGTAGGGGAGTTTACTATAGGTGTAGGAGAGACAAGCGTACCGGAACTAGACTTTGTAGTAAGAGGTAAAGGTGTAAAATGTTACAACTATGATAGAAGCTATAATCAAACTAATGCAACCTCGGCAGCTCCCTCACAGTTTAAACTAGGTGATACTGTTACTTTAATAAAGACGTCTAATAACGCTACTATAGCTTCGGGCGTTACTATTATAGATAAATGGATTCTTATTGACCCTGAAGGAGTCAGTCAAACACGCTTTAGAACAGACCATAATGCTGACATAACAGAAGCTCACTATATGAAATCTTCGAATAATTCTAGGTGGTATATGTCGCCTGAGACTACTACAGGGCAGGTAGAAGGTACAGTAGTTGATGAGTGTAAAACAACGATTAGTAGCAGCAGTTCAAGTTCTACAGGATCAGGTGTTGATGTAGTAGTTGCTGCATCAACTCCTTTTTCGTCTGCTTACGCAGCGGGTATTGGAGGAGAGGGTGGAGCTGGAAATATATCATTTTCAAGCTCTGCCCGTTTAGGGTTGCGGGCAAGTACTTTTAATAATGTTTCTTTTGCAAATAATACGTTTACAGGAGTCGGTGTAGGAACCGCTGTTACTTCACTAAACAGTACTATTACAGAAGTTCACATGAAAAATGGTATAGTGCTTGCCTCGGGAGACTCAGCAGCAGATGACTTTTATAAAGGTTATAAGATAGTTCTTAAGCATTTTGACTCTGCTGGAGTTCCTAATATACAAGAAAGAGACATTATAGAATACAAAAATTCCGGTAATGTAGCTGTAGTTAATGCTCCTTGGGACCCCGCCTATCTTCCTACCGCAGGCTCTAAGTACTTTATAAGCGACTTTAAGACAGACGTACGAGTGTCTACAAACCCTGCGTTACAGCTGTTAGACTACTTAACTAGCCCCCTTTACGGAAGAGGATTAGATTTAGAGGAAGATATTGACCTACAAAGCTTTTTACAGTCTGCACGTCTTTGTGATACCCGTTCGACTGTATCTGTAGCTGTGCTATCTAGTCAAATAAGCAATGCAGCCGTTGGGGCAGTATATCAGTATGCTCCTAGTGGCGTAGTGCATTTTAGAGGTACTATACAGTCGATTACCTCAGTATCTGCGGGTTCTGCAGGTAATACTGCATATAAAGAAGTAGTTTTTAGTAACGTTATCGGTAAACTGGGTCATAGAGATAATAACTGGAAGACGCGGAGAGCTCATGAGTTAGTGTGGAATCCCTTAAACGGTCGCCTGTACAAAACTACTTCTAGCGGAGTATACACTATTGTTGCTGGTAATAGAATAACTTCGTTCTCTTTAGGTAAGGTTTCAGGAACAGGTCCTACTAACTTAGCTCTTGATCTTGTAGCACCTACCTCACATTATAATCCTTTGGTAAAATCCTGGAAGGCTACTGTAGGGGCAAAAGGTAGATTCGAAGGCTCTGGTTACGCTTTATATGATAGCGACGACGTAAAGTACTGGAAATATTTAGGCTGGGATAAACATGAGCAGCGTAATGTTACGCGACATCAGATGAATCAAATAGTAACAACGTCTTCTCCTATATTTGATAATATCAATAATATGCTCAAACAGTTTAATGGTATTCTAAGATATAGCAATGGCAAGTACCAGCTAGATATAAAAGGACAATCGCCTGATATTTTCGTTGTTGGGGAAAGAATATATGAAGACGATATTATAGGAGATATCTCTTTAAAGGACGCAGGCATAAAAAAGTCTTATAACTCTATCAGTACTAGCATTAAAGACCCTGCTACTAAGTTTGAGTCTAGATCTGTATCCTTCTTTAACTCTACTTACTTGAATGAGGATAAATTTATACCTAAGAAGGGTACTTTCGGAATGCCAGGCGTTACGAACTACTTTAATGCTCGATATAACATTAATCAAATGCTTGACGAGTCTCGTTACGGGCTATCGGTATCCTTTAAGATGATGCCGAAAGGTCTATTGCTGCTACCAGGTAGTATTATTCAGCTGAACTACCCTAGATTTGGTTGGGTTAATAAAGAGTTTAGAATCTCAAGTCATATAACTCAGTCAGATTGTTTAGTTAGTATTACGGCAGATGAACACAATAATTCAGCTTATTTAATAAAAAATGTCTCTAAACCGACTGTAGGTAGTGAAATAGAAACAGGCTCTATTCAAAATAAAAATGACCAAGCAGCTCTTACTAATTTTACGTCAAATACAAAAAAGGGTAATGTTGAATTAACTTGGACAAATTCCTCGCAGTTTGATCCTCAACATCATATTACGGAGGTATGGAGACATACTAGTGCTAGTCCTTTCAGCTCGGCAGAACTAATAGGAGAGACCACTGCTCAGGAATGGCAGGCCGTTCAAGGTAACACTACTGCAACTACTAGATACTATTGGGTAAGGCATGTAGCTATAGTAAGGTCTCAGTTAGCATCTATTGAATCTTCTAGACGTAATAATTCTCCTTTAGTTGGTGCTACCACAGGTAGCAATACTATCGACGTAAGCGTAAGCGGATTGGCGGGTGTTTCTGCTGCCGTTATTGATGGAGGTCCAGGGGCGAACGGTGCTACCTTATCTTTATACCGTAAAAATACGAGCGACTCTGTTGCTCCCGCTGAATTCTCGGGCACCTTTACATATACTTTTGCTACTGGTGCAGTAACAGGTGGTACTCTTAATAGTTGGACTACTATAGTTCCCTCTTTATCTAACGGAGAGTATGCATGGGTCAGACAAGCTACAGCCAGTTCTAGTGCTGCTACCGATAGTATTCCTACCAGTGAATTTTCTGCTGCTGTAGTGCATAGCGGAGTAGGAGAAAATGGACAAAGTATAACAGGTGCAGCCGGTAACGCCAATGCACTAGTAGGTTTATATAGAGTTTCTTCGAGCGACTCTGCTGCTCCCAATGATCCTACAGGTACCCTTGTATATAATTTTGCTTCTGGTCTAGTAACAGAAAGTGCAACAGCAGGTGGTAATCTTAATAGTTGGACTCGTACAGTTCCTACAGTACCCCAAGGATCTTTTCTATGGATAATTCAAGCCACGGCTAGTTCTAATACAGGTAGCGATAGTATTCTTGCCAGTGAATTTTCTGATGCTGTTGTTACAAGTGCTTCGGGCACTAATGGTAATAATGGCGCTAGCACTAACTGGGTATTTCATAGGTCGGCCACTGCGCCGAACACTCCAACGGCTAATGGCCTCAATGTACCTTATAGCAATGTTCAATGGTATGATAGTCCTCCTGCAGGCACGACTACTTTATGGGCATCAAAAGGGTTTGCAGCAGTCGGAGCACTTGCATATGTATGGGGAGCTGTATTCCAAGTAGAAGGTAGTGTGGTAGCAGAATTAAAAGTTTATTCAGATGTTGTAGCCAGCAATGGAAGCTCCCCTGCAAAACCTTCTAATGGCCAATCTAAATTTAATTCAACTAATGGTACTTTAACAATTAACAATGCCAGCTGGAATCTAGCCCCTCCTAGTATAACTAATAATGGAGACACAATATATGCGTGTAATGTTCTATTACAGTCTGCTGTTACGGACACTAACGTATCTATTACATGGTCTACTCCTACTATATACGCCAGAAAAACAGATGGAACTAATGCAATAAATTCAAGATACCCAACACTTTATAGATTAAATAGCGCTTCACGGAATGATAGTAGTGGAACTTTCGCAGATCCACTAGACAATAACACATCATGGAGTTATTCAGTCCCAGGTATGACTGCAAATGGTGATGTAGTATACGCTATGAGTAGGATATTTACTAGTGATGGTTCGGTTCCTCAAACAGACGCATGGCCTGCTGCGGCAGTTTATGCACGTAGAGTAGATGGTACTACTATATCAGGTGTAGGAACAAGACAGGTTAACTTATATAAATTAAATGATTCAACCATTACTTCTAATACTTTTGGTAGTTTCACAAACCCTATAAGTGGCGTAGAAGCAGGATGGGGTTATGCTGTGCCTGCTGTAGGCTCTAATAATGATAAAGTATACTTAGTATCTAGAATATTTACAAGTAATGGTTCGGCTCCTCAAACAACCACATGGACAGCTCCCGTAATATATTCACAGAGAACTGATGGAAACCCAGGGCCTAGAGGCAATCCAGGGGCTGCAGGCAATACAGGGGCTGCAGGCACTTCTCCTTGGACTATAAGAGCGGATCAACTGCATGTAATCTTCAGTGAAAGTGGTCGAGGGGATACTCCTTCTGCTCCTGTTACACAAATAAATTCGAATCCTGCTAATACTATAGATATTATAGTATACGCAACTAATGGCACTACTAACGAGCAGGCTCATTTCAGGGGGACAGCTAATACTACTAATCAAACTGTAAGTGTCTCTGAGCACACCGATTCTACAAATAGCTTTAGTAAAACTATATATAACAACAATACTGACGGCGTTTCATGCACTGTAACACATGATACAGCACCTGGAAGTGTAATAATAAAATGGTCCTATGTAGAAGTAAATATAGCTAGCGCCTGTTTTATAGCATCAACTTTAGTTTGTATGGAAGATGGTACTGTTCAAGCTATCTCTGAGATAAACGAAGGAGACTTAGTGTTAGGAAAGTCAGAAACCAATCAAGTATTAAAAAATCACCCTACCGACAGACATTTTGAGCGTATCTACGGTTTTAATGGATTGGGTTGTTTTACTACACATAATCATGCCTTTCTTACCACAGAAGGTTGGAAGTGTATAAGCAAGGAAGCAGCCTTAGAGGTAGACGGGGAAGAACACTACAAACTAATTGTCGGAGAACTACAGGTAGGAGACACTATCATAGGTTTTAATGATTCCGATACTATTGTGCTAACTTCTATAGACTCACGACCCTCAAGACCGAATGACTTTCCAGTATATAACCTATATCTGGATGGAGATCACACTTACTTCGCAGATTTTCTATGCGTTCATAATAAAGGATAAAAGGAAAAAAGATGGTACCTACACACGTACAAGACTATAACATGACTCTTACAATACAGTCTACAGGAGATATATATACCTTTAGAAAAGTTAGAGCCTCCGACCGAACTTGGTGGGAAGCACTTGATTGGGATTATCCAATTTATAAACCAGGTGTCACTGCTCAAAATATAAGTGACCTGTTTGCCAAAAAGTTTATGAGAGCTATTTGTTCATTTCTGCCTAATAGTCCTGGAGAGGGAGGATATAGCTTCCAGATAGTAGAGCTCAATAATAATATTGCAGCAGTAATTGCAGCAGATTACAGCACTCGTCCCGATGCAACAAACAATGCTCTTGATGTAAGAAATCTTAGTCTTTGTGTGGATCCTGCATATAGAGGTCAGGGTAGGATGAAACATCTGTTAGGTATGCTCGCAGTGTTTGGTGCTAGAGTTTCTGGGGAGATATTGGATATAAAGTATACAATAAGACACAGTGCGCCTGCACTAAGGGCTCTCGTAACAAAGAGAAATGCAGACTCCACAGACACAGAATTCTCCGTATCTAGTAGGTATAATAGTATTATTAGTGACACAATATATGATATCAGTCTCTCTTCTACTTATGGAGTAGATCCTAGGTATACTACTTCTGATTATGTATACTCAGACTTACAACTAACAAACGTACCTATAAACGACCCCAAGTGGGCTATTCCGGAAGTATCCTCAATAGCATCCGCAGAGAGTAGCTTTACTGATGGACTAATAATATAAGATGATAGTTCTAGATAATGTATTTTCTACTATTCCAGTGGTTGCTTTGCACGAAAAAGTACTATACTTTGCAAAAGAAGAGCAACAACAAAACTCTAAGTTAGCCGAGTCTTTGCTAGAGATAGCGTCACAGTACTATGACTTATTAAATTATGTAGGCTACGAAATGTGGTGTCACGCAAAAAACTTTAAAAGAAGTGTCTACCATATAGATAAAGATGAAATAGCTTATGAAAAATATGGAGAAATACGAACACCTATATGTTCTATTATATACTACTTAGACGTTAAAGACTTAGAGGGAGGCAGGCTTATTTTCCCTTCTAAAGCTGCTCCTATCGTTCCGGAAACAAATAGATTAGTAATTTTTGATAAAAAAATAGCTCATAAAGTCGAGCAATGGACAGGCTCTAGAGTCTCTATAATGATTAACCCTTGGTCAGAAGAGATAAGAGAGCCCAACGTTCAAACAACCTACAGTTCATACTAAAGGAGTTATTTAATGCTAAAAACTGTATGGAGATTGTGGGCTAAAAGTCTTGGAGAAAAGCAAGGTGAGACAGACAACGAGGCGGATGCAATAGCAATAATTAGATCAGTAGTAGTTTTAGTTAATTTTGCTACATGCTTCGTTATTATAGCAGGTAATATACATAACTGGTAATTAGTTAAACCATTAAAAAAATATATCTTGACAAGCAATCTCAAGAAAGTTATAATTCTCAAATGGAGAAAATCAAATGAGTGCAGCCCGTTACGACCTGGTCATCGACCAAGGTTCCGACTTTGCGATAGAGTTTACAGTGTCCACCTCAGGAGTAGCTAAAAACCTGACCGGATACTCTGCTCGTGCGCAGCTTCGGCCGTCCAAAAGTTCTTCGAGTTTATCTGCTACGTTTACCTGCGGCATTCCCACGCCTACAAACGGCAAAGTAACCATGGCTTTACCTTATAGTGCTTCTACTGGGTTAACTGCGGGGCGCTTCTTCTATGATTTAGAAATTTATACTAGTAATGGCTCTTTAGTATCTAGATTGCTTTACGGAGAGGTGACCCTTACGCAAGAGGTTACACGATAATGAGCACTAGCGTATCTGTTTCAGAGAGTGTAACAACTGTAACAGTTGAAGACAATATTACAACAATTAATATAGCCCCTGAGGTTACTACAATAGAGGCCAAGGGATTAGCTATTTCTTTAGCGAGTGCAGCGAGTCTTGCTTTTACCCCTCATGGCACAGTAACAGCAACTAACGTGCAAAATGCTTTAGAGCAGCTTGCAGATCAAGATTTTCGTACTACAAGTACTCCCTCAGGAACAAATGTTTCAGAAGGCGATACGTGGTATGATACAGATGATAATATACTTAAAGTATACCGCGAAATAAGCGCAGGAACCTTTGCTTGGACTACCGTTGTTGTAGCTGAAGTCGACGAAACGCTTGACGCAGGAGCCTTTTAAGGCTGACGGAGTTCCTAAATGGCTCAGACAATTTTAATTAAAAGAAGTAGTGGTACAGCAGTACCTACCTCCTTAGCAAATGGAGAGTTGGCCTATTCGTCTAGCTCTGATAAGTTATTCGTAGGTCGTCCTGGTGGCGGCACTGGTGATATTGATGCCATCGGCGGTAAGTACTATACTGATATTATTACTGCAGCGACCGCATCAAATACCGCGAGCAAGCTCGTACTGCGAGATGGCTCAGGAAACTTTGTCGCAGGGACAATTACTGCAGCATTAACGGGTAATGCAAGTACTGCTACTAAATGGGCAACCGCTCGAACTGCTGCTATTACAGGAGACCTTACATGGAACTCTGGAAACTTTGATGGAACAAGCAATGTAACCTCAGCAGGTACTTTAGCAACTGTTAACAGTAATGTTGGTAGCTTTGGCTCTACTACAGCAATTCCAGTTGTTACTGTTAATGCTAAAGGTCTTGTAACCGCTATTTCAACTGTTGCAATTGTTACTTCTTGGAATCTTGATGCAGATACAGGGACTACTAATGCTGTTGCGGGAGGAGAAACTCTTACTGTTGCAGGCGGTACTGGTGTAGCCACTGCTGTATCTGGAAATACTGTTTCTATTGCGATTGGGCAGCCCGTTGCAACTACTTCAAACGTAACATTCAATAACGTTTCTGTTGACGGTACTTTATCTTCTGATGATATTACGGCCTCAACAATGACAGCTTCTGGACACGTAATTGTTCAGGGTAATCTTACTGTAAACGGTACAACTACTACTGTTAACTCTAATACTGTTGCTATTGGCGACTCTATTATGGTATTAAATGTTGACGAAACTGGCACTCCTTCTGAGAATGCTGGGTTGGAAATTGAACGTGGAACCTCTACTAATGTATCTATACTTTGGAATGAAACAGCAGACTACTGGCAGATCAATGATGGTAGCACTACTTCTAAACTAATAACCGCAGGCAATCTTGCAGCTTCCTTTACAGGTATACTCGACGGCGGCTCATTCTAAAAACATTATAACCTAGCGTATATACGCAAGTAATAGGGGAGCCACATGGCACAAACGATCAAATTAAAACGCTCTGCAACGCAGGGCGGCAGTCCAAGTACTTCTCAACTATCCCTTGGCGAAGTAGCTATTAACACCTACGACGGTAAGATGTACATCAAGAAAGACGATGGCTCCGAATCTATTGTAGAAATCGGAGGCCCTCTAACAGCTACTCATACAACTTATGAGTATGTTGCAACTAGTAATCAAACTACTTTCTCAGGCTCAGATGTATACAGTGCTACTTTAGCATACGACACGGGCACTCCTGCCAAAATTCAAGTATTTCTAAATGGTATTCTGCTCGACGAAGGCTCAGGTGCAGACTATACTGCAACAAACGGCACCTCAGTTGTTTTAACCTCAGGCGTCTCGACAGGTGACCTAATTCAAATATCTGCATATAAGTCCTCTGCAGGCATTATTGCACTTACCATAGATACTCAGGCAAATATAAGTGCAAGTACAGTAACTACTACATCTACTGCCGTCACTACAGTGAATTCTTTTACGGCATCTGAGTTTAGATCAGCAAGATATACAGTTCAAATTACAAATTCGACAGATAGTACTTACTATATAACAGAAATAATTTTAATTCATAATGGAACAACTCCTGAAATGACCGAATATGGCACTATATTTACAGGTGCCGCGGCAGAAGCTACCTTTGACGCAGATATCTCATCTGGAAATGTAAGACTTCGTGCCACTCCTGCGTCGGGCGATACTATGGTTTTCAAAGTTGTCCGACATAGTATCATAGTCTAAGGAGACATATAAATGGCAAAATCCAAAGCAAGATTCCTCGCGGAACTTCTATCTTCAGACGGTAGGGTAATAAGAACAAAATCAGAAGCGTCTACTATTGCAGCTGACGATTTACCTTCTATTCCAAACTCGAAGCTATCACTAGGCGTTCAAGATGGACAGCTTTCACAAAACAACTTTACAAACGCAGACCATAGTAAGCTCGATAATATGGCTGCATACGCTACAGCAGTAGTCGCGTCCTTGCCTTCTTCGCCAGATGCCAATACAATTTATTTTGTAACAGGAGATTAATATGTATATTATTCATAATACTATTGCTGAGTATGAGCACACAGAAATTGATGCTAACTCAATAGAATTTAAAGTTCAAAAATATGATGGGGACGTAGTGGACGTAGTCGTAGACACGACTGCTTCACGGGAACAATTAGTTCTAGGGGGAACCTTAGAAGCTTATAACATTGATGTACTCGGTCACTTACTATATGCACTGGAGAATACATAATGGCTATTTTCTGGTGTGACCCTTACATAGAATCCCCTTCTGGAGGGGTTGATGGAACTACGGGTTCAGGCACATTGGGATCATATTCTAACCCCTACAGCTTAGACAACATGCCTTCTGGGCCACACGGCCAGTCTGGATACAATGTGATTACCAATGGCGATGAAGTTAGATTAAAGGCTTTACCTGCAAACCCTTGGCTCACTGACCCTCTACTTGCGTGGTACGCGGGGGATAGCAGTAATTACGGTGTTTGGTTTGCAGCAGCCCCAGACCAGCATTCTTTTATCAAATACACCTCGAGAAAAGGAGAGAAGACCTACCTTAGTTGGAATACACCGAACAGGGCATATACAAGAAGCATGCCTGCGACTTGGCAAAGTTCTAGTCCAAAGGCAAATACGCTACTACCTGCCTATAAGTTAGACCCACAGTATTACCTCAGTAATCTAGTCAACCCCAACAAGGAATACCTCTTATACACGGGCACTGGGGAAGTAACCATTACCGCAGGGTGGGTGTCTGAAACTGCAAGAGGTGGTGAGACAATTATTCACAGAATAGGCATGACATATCACAAAGAAACGTGGTTTGGTTACAGCCCATACTCAGATAACACGGTAGTAGATGCCCCTGAGTTGACCATATCGCACTCAACGACTGGAAGTAATAAGTATATAGTTATCCATGGAAAGACAGTCGAGGTGCATGACATCATTGAACGCTCTGGTAAAGGCTCTGGAGGTTTTATACAAATAAGAGCTAGTGCAACATTCAAAGCTAATAGTTTAGTCAGTGCTGGATACATAGATATTTACGGCCCTTACCATGACACATCACCCACGCAAGGAATTAACAGGGATATTAGGCATATCCTAAATGGGTATTATATGTCACTGAGAAGGGTGGGCTCTGTTGCAAACCGCTTAAAGTTTAAGACCTTCTTAACCAACTATATTGATCAAGCAGACCCAACTCAGTTTGATTACTATGATGATTTCTATTTTTATATGGGATCGTTCAATGGCTCTCGTGGGGCTCTTACAGAAATGGCAGTTGACCCAGCAGTTAATCTAGCAACTGTCTTCGAGTTTAGTGGCTCTATGGGTAGCCTTGCCCCTGTCTTAAATGCCCTCCACAATTATAGTTACAGGACTAATAACCGTGAACCTATCGTGACTTCTGGTGGTTACTTAGCTAATGGCGCAAAAATAGATAGTAGTAGAGGAGATGTTTATTTTAGAGATTTAGTATTACCAACTGGCGACACTTTAGAAAACACAACATCTCATAATGTTAAATCATCTCAATATGCCACTTGGACTAATTTTCACGGCAAGGCTTGGGGTGTCGATAGAAACTCAGGTAGGAGAGTTGCCTTTAGTCGGACTGTATACTCTGCCCAGGAAATGATGATGATGTATAACTCCACTGAGTACAATAACAAATTAGTGCATCACATTATGCCTACTCCAAATTATGGGTATTGTTATGACCGTGTCTATATAGACATGCCTACAGGCGTTAGTGAGATTGCTGCTAATACCAATCTTCGTATAAAGTATACGTTAGGCGGTGCTGTATCTACTGGTGTGAAGCTTGGGCTGCAGTTAGAGGGTAATACTATTTCCTCCAGCTGGGCTGCAACTGGTGCTTATAATACGCTTATACAACCCTCTGATGGAGGTGAAGGTACTGTTATCTATAGTGATACTTTTACTTCGGGTACTAGCTCATCTACCTCTAACATTGTTGGGGCGCAACAACTGTTAGGTGTCCTTAAATTAGGACACCAAGCAGCTAATCCAACTGGTGTCGCTAAGATATGCATTGATAGCATTGAGCTTGAGGTGGTGTAATGTATTTAAAACTCGGAACACAATTACCTTATCTCAAGCTAGGTACACAATCAGGCGGGGCACCTAGTAACCCTTATACACCCACCAGTTCAGGTATTACTCAAGTGTATCTAGGTTCCGCGGCCCTTACTGGTTTTAGTATAGGCTCGACAACAATAAACTCAATCTACGTAGGTTCTACTAAAGTTTGGGGATAATCGTGAGGTGTTAAAAATAAACCTTGACAAAACAGTTAAAATTTCTTATACTGTATCCAAATCAAAATTCAGCCCTCGCAAAGGGGGCAAGCCACTTGGGGAGATGTGAACCATGGCCGACAATCATAATTTTAGAGTAAAGAACGGCCTCGAGGTAGGTGATGACGTAGCTGTAACTGGCAATATCGCAGTATCCGGCACAGTTGATGGCGTAGACATCGCAGCACGAGATGCTGTATTAACTTCGACTACTACTACTGCTGGTGCAGCACTGCCAAAAGCTGGTGGCACTATGACAGGCGCGCTTACTATAGAAGCTGGTTCTGGAAGTACTACTCCTTTAGTTATTGGCTCAAGTAGTTCAACAAACTATACTGCGCAACGATGGGTAACTAACTTAGGTTCAAGTGATGCATACATAATCGCTTATGGAGGTCATAACACAAATAACGGAGGTAACTTTGCAGTCAAGAACATTAGGTACGGCGGCGAAATATACTTTGAGTTAGACAATAGTGTACAGCCTTTAAGACTGACAAGTACGGGTGCAACCTTCGCAGGCGAAATCACAGCCAACGGAGGTGTAGTGGTAGATACCATGACGCTTGACGCGGCAACGCTTACAGCTACAGGTGCTTTTACCGTTGATGCTGTAGGGGATATTATCCTTGATGCTGATGGTGGTGACATCCAGTTCAAAGACGGAGGCACCGAGTTTGGTAGGGTATTCCAGTCTGGAAACAACATGTACATTAAGTCAACTGTATCTGATGGGGATATAATATTCCAAGGGAATGATGGTGGCGTAAGTACCACTGTTTTATCTCTTGATATGTCAGCGGCAGGTGCGGCCACGTTTACAGGAGAAATCACAGCCAACGGAGGCATATCGTTAGTTGACAACAAGAAGCTCACATTCGGAACTGACGATCTAGAGATATATCACGATGGTAACCACAGTTATATCAATGACGTTGGGACTGGCAACCTCTTTATTCGAGGGGCAAATGTTGTTCTCACGACCGCTGGCGGCACGAAATATTTAGAAGGCGGGGCAAATATTCTTCGGCTGTACCACACCGGCAACGAAAAATTACGAACATCCGCAGCCGGAATTTTTGTCACAGGTGGGATGACTGCCGGAACACTTACTGCTGGTGCAGGTTCCATCACAGATACATCAGGTGCTATCAGCTTTGGTAATGAGAACCTGAGCACTACGGGCACTTTTTCATCGGGCGTAGTAACAGCAACAGGTGGAAACTCAGGACAATGGAACACAGCTTACGGTTGGGGTAATCATGCGAGTGCTGGATATACCAACGACCAAACTGACGCAGAAATCAGAGCCGCTGTTGAAGCAGCTACAGACTCGAATGTCTTTACTGATGCTGATCATACAAAATTAGGAGGCATTGCCACTAACGCAAATAACTATGTGTTACCTTCCGGTTATGCAACAGAATCTTACGTTAATTCAGAAATTACTACTCTTATTGGAGGCGCTCCGAGTACACTCAATGACTTAAACGAGCTGGCGGCCGCGATCAATGATGATGCAAATTACAATACTACTCTTACTACTGCTTTAGCAACAAAACTACCAAAAACTGGTGGTGCAATGACTGGTGCTATTACAACTAGCTCAACCTTTGATGGACGTAATGTCTCGGTGGATGGAGCTAAACTAGACGGTATCGAAGCGAGTGCCGATGTCACTGATACTACTAATGTTGTAGCTGCTCTTACCGCTGGTACGAATATAACTATAGCTGCTAATGGTACTATAGCTTCCACAGATACTAATACTACTTATTCAGTA